CGTCCTGCCGCCGCTCGGGAATTACTTGACGGACCTTGACAATACTAACGTCATGGCCATCATAGTACTCTCGACCACATGACTCTCTGAACCTTCCGGTCCAGAAAGACTTGCGGAGATTAACTAGAAAACCAAAGTATTCTAGCTCATCTACGACGGGAAGCACAAACTCTCTGGGGACGATCAAATCGTCTCCAAAGATACGCACCCTCTCGGAAAACAGCTTCACAAGCTGGGACCGAGAAAGCGGGGTATTGAGCTCGCGCTGAATCCCCAAGAAGATTATGGTAGTAAATACCATAGCCTCGAAGGGAAAGCACAGAGCTGAACCCATAGACGCGAACTTGGCAAGGCGTTGAACGCCATGACCAGGAACGTCAGCCTTCCGAGACCGTGAAGCATCAACAGCCCAGAGCAATTCTGGGAAGTCGATCAACATGGCTCGTACATGCTGAAAGGAAACGCGATCGGAAGCCTCACTCAAATCGAGTGTGGCGAGGTCCCCGCTGTGGGATCCTCGACAAGCAAGAACCCGGTTGGGTTCTTGATCATCAAATCCGATTATGCTCGAGAGGAAACCATCCTCTTTATGAGCAGCGAGAAGAGACCGCAAAATAGCCTGTTGCGCATATTGCATCGCAGCAGGTTCAATTGCGATTATTCTCGGCGTTTTCATCGTTTTAGGCACAGTGATGACCCTCACGGGTACCTCTGCGCCGGGTTCGAGGATGTTAAGCTCCTCGCCCAATTCTTCACGAAAATGAAGGTTTGGGATGAGGAACTCCTCTGCAGGCATAAGCCTTTGGAGGCGGGCGGTCCAGGTTCGCGAATCGTACTTAGCATTACTGCTAAGACGATCCGCAACAGCGCCTGGTCCGTGCTTAGGAAGAAGTCTCCCAAAACTGACATCTCTGTCAACCTTGGAGAAGACTTCTCCAAAAAGCAAATTCGACATACGCTTGAAATCGTCCCAATAGGACGGATCAATACGTGCATCGGATTCACGTACATCCTGCTCACACTGGACATATTCAGACATAGCTCGCCTCTCGCGTCTAGGGCTAACAACCCCAGAAGCGGATTCCTTTCCAGGAACCCTCGGGAGGGCGATTTTGCTAAACATCAACGTGAGTTGACGCAAAGCATAAATTGCTTCTATGTCTGGACTATCCAGCAATACACCACTAGAGGGATTGAACACACGTCCAAGGAAACCTTGTAGAAATACAGGGAAACCAGTAAGACGATTCTTCTTAAAAGAGGAAACGTCCGAAGGGACGACAAAACCTTGGTCAAGCCATTTTTCGATGACTTTTCCAAAGTCTGCCAGGGTTATCGCCAAAAACGATAGCCCCTCGTGTTCAACCCGGCCTCTGACAG